ATCATCAGCGGAGGGGGAGGAGAAAAAGAGGTGGCACGATACGTTTGTCACTAACGCCACGCAGATGTGCAGTTTGCTCACTAACCTTAATGTAACTAAAGACCCTAAGTTGGAAGAAGCACGTAGAGCCTTAGAAATAACTATGTTAGGTGCAGACATTGAGGTGATTAAAGAAGATTCCTTGGTGCGCCATGACATGAAAACTAAGATCGATGAAATCCTTGGTAAGTTTGACTGGTAAGGAGAAGTAGATGACTTCAACAAACATAGTACCTATTAACTTGCCCAACGTATCGGGCGAGAAAGTATTACAAGAGTATGCAAAAGATAGGTCTGCTGATGTGTCTGCGTATACATTCGGTGGTGTGCATATCGACATACACCCTATGGTTGAGAAGCTAGCACTTAAACACCCAGAGTGGAAATTCGAGGCGTTTCGTGTAAATGTATCAGACTCAAATAATTGTATATACGCTACTGGTTTTGAAGTGTTCTTGAACCGTGAGAAGTTAGGTAGGTTCTGGATCCAGCGCAACTATGGGCGCAATGGCGGGAATACTTTTTGTGTAACCAATGGGCGCATAAAAGACAAGTTGCAACGAGGAGATTCTCTTAAGACTACTAAGCTAGATGCAGCTATTAAAAATGTGGAAAAGAACTTTGCGCCACTTAACGAAACTGAATTCTTTGAGAAGCGTATGGAAATAGGTTTGAACGGCCTTGTTGCTATACGTAATGCGGAGGGAAGAGAAGTACGTTACGCATGGGAAAACGCCCCACACATACAGAAATTCATTAGGACTAAATGGGATGAGTTTATGTTGACGTTGGATGATCGAACTAGGGAAGAGATGAAAGTTATTCCCGAAAAGGAAGCAACGCTAAACAAGATGGTAAAGCTAGTAATTGCTGCTGACGGAACTGAGAACTCTTCCTATAACATTGTCATTAAGGACTCTAAGTATCTAGTTAAGAAAGACGGTGTGCTGTCTATATGGGATGCCGATGCTTTACCAGAGATTGTTAGACGTAAGTTAGGCATACTGAAGTTAGTAGCAGATGGTACGTTTGTTGAAGGTAACGGGTATCGCCATGACGATACAACATTCATAGTATCAGGAGTAGTGGAATGATTGGCTTACTAACAGCGTTTGTATTAGCGCACTTTGATGCACATTTTGGTTGGTGGGTAGTGTTTGGATTGGTTGAACTTGGACATCTTATAAAGGAAACACAATGAACGAACGAGATTCTGAATTTGAATTGTGGTGGTATGACGAAGACAATGACTTTGTGCGTGACAGAGTAGACAAGAGGGACGCAAAAGCAATATGGAATGCGGCATTCAAAATAGGCGGACACAGACCTTGGTGGTCAATTAGCCAGACGCAATGGGCTGTACTTAACGAAAAGTATGGGAGTAATAAATGACTGAACAAGAACTAATCAAACAAGCGAAGCTAGCTTGGCACGACAACGAGTGCAAGTACATAGCTATACCTATCTACTCAACCGATGGGACACATTTGCTCGATGTTCTTTTCTACAAAGAGGGTAAACAATGGGCTGGCAGGATTTGGCATGAGGATATGATTCAGTTAATAGAACTTGCGGGCGACTACAGTAAGAAGGAAGTGAAAGATGAACACACAGAAAAATTCGCAGACTTAATCAGGCAAGACGAAGCAAAAAAATGTGCAGAACATTACCTTGGCATCATGCGTGATGCGGTGGAGCAAGCTACATTGAAAGAACGTGAGGCTTGTGCGAAGTTGTGTGATAAAGCATCGTACTGGGATGGTCATGTAGCGGCTAATTGTGCCGCAGCAATCAGAGCAAGGAGTAAAGAATGATTGATGAATTTATAAAAAATAGTATCAATGATTGTCTGACAGAAAACACTTTGCGAGGTCAAATAGAAGCAATTGCAATCGCAATCCGTTCTCTCAAAGATTTGGATGGTAAATATTTCAGGCCATCATTCGGCTCACTTGAACTTGATATGCACTGCTGCGAACAAATAGCAAAAATGTTGTTTGGAGAATCAAATGAACCATAAACTATTACAGCAAGCGTTGGATCAGTTATATCGCACACAATGGGCTTTAAATTGCGAAGCAAGTTACTTACTAGATCCTGTGGTAGCAATACTTGAAGCAGAGTTAGCCAAGCCTGATAAATTTATTGATATTTGTATTGATCGAAAGTATGTCATTAGAAATTACAAATCAATCATCACAGATATTGGCATCTTTTGTGAATTTACATTAGATGAGTGGAATGAACACGCTAAAAATATACGTGAGTTATGTGAGCCTGAGCAAAAGCCTGTTGCGTATTACTGGCGTGATACAAAAGCTTGTTATTGGATTGCGGACATCCCGCTTGAAGATTTAGCAAATCTTGATGTAAGCCCACTCTACACCGCACCACCACGCAAAGAATGGGTAGGTCTGACGGATGAGGAAATAAAAAACATACTTGATTGTGGTCGTGGTGGTTTAGTCGATATTAAAAAAGCAGAAGCCAAACTCAAGGAGAAAAACACATGAGATGCACTTGTGGTTACGCTATTGGTCATCCGCTTGTGAGTAGTTGTAGTTGCAATCCTGAACAAGAACCTGTGTACTTTACTACAATAAATGGTTATGTTTTACCGAACAATCCGATACCAAGAAGCGAACTTATACCACGCAAAGAATGGTTATCTCTTGAATCAATAACAATCCGTCAATTAAAAGATATACATATTCCAATGTATTCAACACCAACTATTGATGATTATTTAAAATTTGCCCGTGCAATCGAAGCCAAACTAAAGGAGAAAAATAATGGGCCTGTTTAAATCTGGTAAGGCAAAGGCAGATGATCTGCTCACAATACTGGTGCCAGCGTTGCGGCGAGAGGTTGAGGAAGAAATTAGAATCAGACTGCTAAGAGAAATGGAAGACATCGTGCTGCAGGCAGCGCAACAGGTCATAAGCTACAGCTACAGCCCCGTAATAAACGAATTAACAGTGAAAGTCGTAACTCCGAAAAAAGAATGGGTAGGTCTGACGGATGAGGAACTAAGTCACATAAAAGACTATGAAAACGGTTTTTGGTTTAACGCAAAAGCAATAGAAGCCAAACTAAAGGAGAAGAACGATGCACCCGTCAGGACTGACACTTGAACGATGGAACTGGCCTTTCAAAACAGATGCAGAGCGTAAGCAGATTCAGATGTGGAAGGAAGGTGTACCGAAGGACTTGTTTGATAAATCAATACCATTTTAAGGAAAACAAATGAAGAAGTTTTTAATAGCTACTAGCGTAGTGGCAACAACTTTACTGAGTGGATGCTCAGATGATGCAAGAGTTGTATCCCAAAATCTAAGCAAGGCGGCGGACAACTTTGAGGTTAACAGAAGGGTTGTGTTTTATAACGGCATTACAAGTGATTATTTGTTATCTATTGAAGGGCTATGCTCTATCGAACCATTACTACAACCAAGCAGAGTTGCGGTGATCTGCAAGGTAGGTGCGACAGAATATAAAAAGCATTTCCTTGGATTGTCAGATAACGTGACGTACTTTGTAGAGCAGCTAGACCCAAACAAAGCAAGCCCCCATTACTACCGGGTTACGTTTAAACCATCAACAATTATTCCAGACGTAAGGATGCAATAATGAAACAAGAATGCAAAGTAAAGATCGGTTCTGCATACGAACCTAAGTGGTTTGAACGTAGGGCTACCCAAGGAACTTATAGCGCTAAAAATATTCCACTTGACAATGACCAAATGTGGTTGCAAAATGCACTACTTGGTGGTAGAGTACCAACTTATTGGAAAACAAAGATGACGATAACAGTTGTTAGTATCGTCACAATACTCTACTTTGCATGGGCTTATGGAGTGTTCAAATGAAAAAGAAAAAAGAAGTAGTTGAGTATTGGAAACGACCCCTATATAAAGGATTCAAAATAGCAGACGTTGTGCATAGGCCGGGGGCACTAGATGTACTGAAGTATCCAAGCCGTGTTAGCAATACCTATTTTTATCCAGACGGTCGGGTAGTTAAACTCTAAGGAACAACAATGGACGAATATAGAAATAAACTCGTTGAACTTGGCAAGCAAGCAGGGATATACAGAAGTAAGTATGGCCTATTATCTGTACGGTTTGCAAAGAAGATCGAGGAAATAGATGCAGTAGTCGCAGAGTGGAAAGCAGCACAGCCCGATAAGTTTTGGAGTGACGATGATCCTGAGTATAAGATCAAGTCGAATCGGTGGCGTGACAGACGACTACGTAAAAGTGTTCCCCTTAGTGAGATTCGTACAGGTGAACTATGAACAAAACCGAGATGGCAAAGCAGATTTTGTCAGACGGTAGATGGCATCGTATGAGTGATATAGCCAAAGCAATAGGCGAAACACAGGCCAATGTTCATCAAGTAGTAAATCGGGTTAAAGGTGTCGAGTACAAAATGAAAGCGGCATTCAGGACAAGATGCAAGTATGCCAAACTTATAGATGTTGATACACCAATAGCCTTAGCCAAAAAATACCCCGGAGTTTGGGGTCAACTCTACTGGAGTACATGATGACTGAGGATGAAGCGTTTAAAGAGATGGAAGAAAGGATGCGTAACGCACCAAGGGTAGTAGGTGCATTGCATGCGGCGACTAGGGCGCAGCAGTTTGTAGAAGAGACAGGACAAGAGCTTGGTATCTATACATTACGCAAGGCGTTTGAGTTAGGGTTTATTCGTGGTTATATGGAAGGAAGGGAAACAAAATGAAGAAGCAAAACAAAGCAGATAAGATTCGTAAATACATGGCTAAGTATCCAGAAGCAAAGCCGTCAACAGTTGCGCTTGATACGGGTGTAAGTGTGAATTATGTGTACTACATACTCTCGCAAAATAAGAAAGGTGTAGTGCCTAAGAAAGTACAGCAGAAAGCTGCCGTGGCTAGGTTACGCATAAAGAAAGCCCGTCTGCAAAAGAAGATTGAGAAGTTAGAAACAACACCGCATATCCCTCTGAGCGAGCAGCCAAAACATACGGTTACTGGTGTAAGCGGACAAACTTACGAGATGCACAACTTTTTGCCGGAACGTGAACTGCCTAACTTTTTACCGCAGCAGAAACTATCATTCTTTCAGAAAGTCGGTGGGTTCTTTAAAAGTTTATTTTGATGCCGCCTAGCATGGTATTTACGCAAACAGTAACGCCTTGTATATGTGTTCTGTAGCGTTGGTGTAAGTTGCTAGGCGTAAAGAAGTTTGTCTGCTTACACCACTCCCTAACACGAAGGGGGGCGTGGAATATACATAACCCCCCACACCTTGACAAAGTAAAAATAGACATCATATAATGGCATCAACCCCCGAAGCAAAGGTCAAACAGAAATGTAAGGACATATTCAAGAAGCACGGTGTTTGGCACTTCTCTCCGAGTATGAATGGGTTAGGTAGGGCAGGTATACCCGATTTGATATGTTGTGTCAATGGATATTTCTTAGCGGTGGAATGTAAGGCCGGTAAAGGCAAGACCACAGTACTTCAAGATAGAGAGTTAGCTGCGATACGTGCTGCAATGGGGTCGGCGCTTGTAGTAAATGAAGATAACCTAGCAGAGCTAGAGCAAACCATAGAAGGACTACAACTATTATGAATGAAGAATTTAGCGCGGGAGTAAAAATACTTCTACAGCGCATGGAAACAAACCCCGAAGAATTTTTTAGCCCGGAAGATCACAGGTCACTAAGAGCATCTGCCAAATTTGAAGGTGTGATGGAAGGAATTGTTAACCGTAAGATCGGTAATTCGCTTCCCCCAAACTCTATAGTGCCGTGCTTTTCTCAGGCTGAACTTGATGCACTCTTTGAGGGGTATAGCAAGATTAGGCGCAAGGCGTTCGATGACTATGTTATGTCGCAGATTCTAGACCCGAAGGAAGGCGATGGGGTAGCGCTAAAGAATATAAAGCATCCAACTAAACTTATGACTATGGCGTCCATAACAAACGAGGCGTTGCGGATATTAGAGAACGAGTTAACTTTCCCCTCCCCCAAACTGAGTCTGCAAAATGATAACTAAATTATTGCGTAGGTTTTGCTCTAACGAAGTCAAGGTATTACTTAAACACTTAGAAGAAAATCCTGAGGATTTTACAGGTATGACTGCCGTAGGCCGATGGGAATACTTATTAGACGAAGTGCAACGCAGGGGTACGTTTATAGAACAAACCGTTGCCAGATCAGTTGAAGCCCGGGTGCGTAAGACATATAGACGGAAAAAAATGTTAAGTGCAATACTGCAAGAAAAACTAGACCCACAATCGGAAGAAAAAGAAGACCGTATAGATACTTTGCATCAACAACAACAACAAAATTCTCTATACCAACAGTATGCAGAGAAACAACTTGGGGCGGCGAACTCAATAGCTGCTGCACAAGCCCCACGATACGACCGTTTAGCACAAATACCTATCAACCCACAAACAAGATGAAAATAATTACAATAGACATGGAGACTTTTTACTCGCAGTCTTATAGCCTATCTAAACTTACAACTGAGGAATATATCCGTAGTAAGGAGTTTGAGGTTATCGGAGTAGCGGTAAAGGTCAATGATGGCGAGACGCAGTTTTTCTCAGGAACGTATGACAACACAAAGAACTTCCTTAAGAGTTTTGATTTCGAAAACAACCTTGCATTGGCTCATAACGCTATGTTTGACGCTGCTATATTGGGTTGGCATTTTGGGGTTAATCCTCGTGGTTGGTTGGATACACTTAGCATGGCTCGTGCAATACATAGCACAGAAGTTGGAGGTAGCCTCGCAAAACTTACAGAGTTTTATGGATTGGGTGCTAAAGGTACGGAAGTCCTTAAGGCGTTGGGCAAAAGGCGCTTAGACTTTACCGCCGAAGAAATGGCGCAGTACGGGGAGTATTGCAAGAACGATGTAGAGTTGACATGGAAACTGTTTAACTGTATGCGCCCAGACTTTCCCCCTACTGAGCTACGCCTAATTGATCTGACTATACGCATGTTTAGTGAGCCGGTGTTAGAACTGGATCAAGGCAAGCTAGAAGCGCACATGATGATTATAGCTGATAAGAAGGCAAAACTTCTTAATGCCGCAGGGCTAGCGGATCGTGAAAATCTAATGAGTAATGACAAGTTTGCCGAGATGCTACGCCTTGCCGGGGTTGAACCGCCACGTAAGATTAGCCCGATTACAGGCAAAGAAACATGGGCGTTCTCTAAAACTGACGAAGCATTTAAAGCGTTACTGGAGCATGAAAGTACTCTTATACAGATTTTAGTATCCGCAAGGTTAGGATTGAAATCTACGCAGGAAGAAACACGCACTCAAAGATTCATAGATATATCAGAGCGTGGCACGTTACCTATCCCATTACGTTATTACGCTGCACATACGGGGCGATGGGGTGGGGACGATAAGGTAAACATGCAAAACCTAGGGCGTACATCTCCTTTAAAGTATGCAATCCATGCGCCTACAGGGTATTTAATGATTGATTCGGATTCGTCACAGATCGAAGCACGTACTGTGGCATGGTTAGCAGGACAAGACGACTTAGTGGAGGCATTTGAAAATGGGCAGGACGTATACAAAATCATGGCTGCTGCTATCTATGGCAAGGCGGAATCAGAAATTACTAATGAAGAACGCTTTGTTGGTAAGACAACAATTCTCGGTGCTGGTTATGGTATGGGCGCTGCAAAGTTCAAGGCGCAACTCAAAACATTTGGAGTGGATATTGAAGAAGATGAAGCAAAGCGCATCATACAAGTCTACAGGGAAACATACCCCAAAATACCGCAACTATGGAAGCAAGCGTCGAACGCTCTTGAAGCTATCCTTAGCGAACAAACGTGCGAACTCGGTAGAGATGGCGTATTAGTAGTTGACCCCAAGCGTGGTATCCGCATGCCAAACGGACTGTATATCAAGTATCCCAATCTACGCACTCAGGACAAGGAAGGCGGCGGTGTTGAATACGTTTACGATACCAAGCGTGGTAAAGCGGTTATCCCTAACAGGATATACGGAGGCAAGGTAGTAGAAAATCTTTGCCAAGGCTTAGCCCGTATCATTATCGGCGAACAGATGTTACAGATTGCCAAAAAGTACAGGGTTGTAATGACGGTGCATGATGCGATTGCTTGTATCGTACCGGAGAACGAAGTTGAAGTAGCACAAGAGTATGTTGAGATTTGCATGAGAATGCGCCCCGCTTGGGCGTTGGGCTTACCTTTGAATTGTGAGAGTGGACATGGGCGTTCTTACGGGGAATGTTAAACCTAGGGTTAAGAGGGTTAAGCGAGAAGGGCACGTTATGGTTAACGAAAAAGTGCCAGACGAACCTAGTGAAAACATAGTAATTATTTTTAAGCGCACCCCAAAGTGCGTAACTGCTAAGCAATACAAGGCATGGAAAGAAGCAGCACGGGTGGCAGAGTTATCGAGGTTTGGGTTTTGTACGGATTGTACGAAGCAATACCAAGCCAAGATGATTGCGCAAGGCAGATGCGCTCACCCTGAGATTGAATTCCGTACTAAGGGTAAATACTTAAACGAAGGTTTTATAAGGGAACAAAACTAATTATGAACAAATATCTAATCGGTGCATTATTTGCGGTGATTGCTACCGCAGCGGCAGCTAACTGTATAACAAATGTTATTGTCAACCGGGATGGCACTAACACAGTATGTACTACCTGCTGCACAGACAACAATAACTGTGTCACTACCTGCATGTGAGGCCGCTATGGATGAAGGCATTAAATTACTTCTAGAACGCAGAAAGATGTACCCCGAAGAGTTTATGCGGCGTAGAGATAGGTTCTATTCTAAATGGGTAGATTTTTTAGAGTTATGGAGTATTGACCTTGATGACGCTAGCACTTACGTAAATGTAAGATTGTTTGGGGATGGAGAATTCCACAAGGCAGTTATGCGCAAGCTACTGGAAGAGGAAGAAAAAGATTTATCGTTTCTCGATATGCTAGGCGAGGCTATGGTAAATACCAAGGAAAGGATGGCAGAATATATGTTAAAGAGAATATACCCAAATGAATGACGAAGATTTGAGAGATTTGTTTGCGGCGTTTGCTATGTTGAATATTACATGGAAAACAGGTGCAGAAGATGAAGATGCAAAAGAATGCTACGCACTAGCGGATGCGATGCTTAGAGCTAAACACGCAGAAAAAGAAATTGGTATTACCGCAGCTAAACCTAAACGAAAGAGGACACTATGAGTAGTTGGTTAATCGCCATTATCGGCTTTGTATATCTTGCAGTAGCAGCAGACTTGCTTCACAAAGGACAGGTAGGGTTGGGCATCGCTTTTCTAGGCTATGCTCTTGGTAACGTAGGTTTATTTTTGGAAGCAAAATGAAAAAGTTTAACCGCTTTGAGCTAGAACAAGCAATCATGCAATGTTGGAATGTTGTTGATGACTTACGTACACTTAATGAAGAAATAAATGACCCAGTCGTTGTAGGGCTTGCAGAAGTATACGAGATGCGGTTTGGTAAAGCATTTAAAATATTTGAAGGAATGGTCGCAATCGAACACGAAGAAAAAGCTAAAAGGCAAAAAAGTAATGGCTGAAGCAGCATATCCCCCACTTAATCTTAAAGACGTAATCATGGAAGAACGACGAAAAGCAGGTGTGTACATAGAAGCAACCGCAGGTGATAAGCAGGTAGGCGGCAATCACTACAAGACTATGGGTATCGAGCCTTGGGATGTTGTGGATACTTGGCCTATCGATCAGCAAATTGGTTACTACCGTGGTGGGGCGCTCAAGTACATCATGCGTATGGGCACAAAGGATGAGAACCCCCAAGAGATCGCCAAGGGTCAGCATTACATTGAGAAACTATTAGAAGTGTTAAGGAAAAAATAATGGGTTGGTCTTACAGTAGTCTAAAGACGTTCCAACAATGTCCTAAGAAGTACTACCATTTAAAGGTAACAAAGGACGTAGAAAATGTCGGCGGTGCGGCGGCAGACTACGGTAAGAAGTTCCATGAAGCGGCTGAGTTCTACATAAGGGATGGTAAACCCTTACCAAAGGAATTTAAGTTTGCTGAAAAGACGTTAGATACGCTTAACAAAATCCCCGGTAAAAAATACTGTGAGATTGAGTTAGGGATAATAAAGAACAAGCAAGGGAAATATATATCTTGTAAGTTTGATGACCCTAATCATTGGTGGCATGGTATAGCAGACTTGCTTATCGTGGATGGCGGTGCGGCGTATCTGGTGGACTATAAGACTAGCAAAAATGCAAAGTATGCGGATACTAAACAGCTTGATCTATTAGCGGCGGGGGTGTTCCTTGCGTTCCCTATGGTGCTTGAGATTAAGTCCGCACTAGCATTTGTTATTAGTAACGAGTTCGTGACGAAGGAGCATCATAGTTTTTATAAGGAAGATTATATGCACGTTATGAAGCCCGAGCTTGACCGCCTTGAAGCTGCTATGGCTAACAAAGTATGGAATCCAGTTTCAGGCCCACTATGTAAGTTTTGCCCAGTTACTAGCTGCGCACACCACAAAGGATAAACATGGAAGATTTAGATCAAGTTTCGATTGACACCGCAGTTATCTTAGATGAAAAAGTAAACGAGCGAGTTAAGAATATAACTAATATTTATTTAGGTGAAGTATTAGGCAAGCTAATATCGATGGAGTTTGATAAGCGGTTCAACGTCGAGAAGGAAAAGATGTTGATGGAAGTCGCCATTACCGCAGGTAAAATATTAGGTCGGGCGTCGGATGAAAACCGTAAGCCATTATGGGAAACCGATATAGGGGAGCTTGGGTTTCCCCCCGTTACTAATACTCACAATATATCAGGAGTCAAAGATGGCATATAAAAATAAAGCAGATCGTAAATACAATACCGCAGTAGCTTATGAAGATACCCCCGAACAAGTTAAGCACCGGGAAGAGCGCAATAAAGCCCGTCGTAAACTAATAAAAGAAGGCAAGCTGCACAAAGGGGATGGCATGGACGCTGCACATATTAAAGCTATTGATAAAGGCGGTTCAGCTAAAGATGGTATTAAGGTAGAAAGCGCAAGTGCTAATCGTTCATTTAAGCGTGACTCGAAGCGCAACTTAGTTTCTGAAGTTAGCAAAAGAGAACGCAAAACAAAATGAAAGATTATGACTGGCCGGGGCAATTTACACCCTTTGCTCACCAGAAAATCACAGCCGCATTTTTAGCGGAAAGACCCAAAGCATTTTGCTTTAACGAGCAAGGCACGGGAAAGACTGCATCGGTTATATGGGCTGCTGATTACTTGATGAACCTTGGTGTTGTACGCAGAGTATTAGTAGTATGCCCGTTGTCTATTATGAAGTCTGCATGGCAAAACGATTTGTTTAAATTTGCTGTACATCGTTCATGCGATGTGGCTTATGGTGATAGGAAGAAACGGGCAAAGATTATCGGTGGCGATGCGCAGTTTGTCATTATTAACTTTGATGGGTTAGCTATCGTAAAGGATGAAGTGATAGCCGGAGGCTTTGATCTTATTGTTGTTGATGAGGCATCCGCTTATAAGAACCCTACTACCGAACGATGGAAAGTACTTAGGGATATTAACAAATCTGTTAAGGGTCTTTGGATGCTTACAGGTACACCTGCTGCACAGTCTCCGGTGGATGCTTATGGTTTAGCTAAGTTGGTCAACCCCAAAGGCGTAGCTCCGTTTTACGGGCAGTTCAGGGAGCAGGTAATGACCAAGATTAACATGTACCGATGGATACCTAAGCCTAACGCAAAAGATATAGTGCATAAAGTTCTGCAACCTGCTATTCGGTTTGAGAAAGACCAATGCCTAGACTTACCTGAAGTAACGTATCTGGAAAGAGAAGCGCCACTAACTGCTCAGCAATTAAAGTACTACAAAATTCTTAAAGAGCAGATGATGATTAGCGCAGCGGGAGAAGAAGTCAGCTCTGCCAATGCAGCAACGAGCATCAACAAACTTCTACAGTTGTCAGGCGGTGCAGTCTATACGGATACTAGAGAGGTTGTGGAGTTCGATGTATCTAATAGGCTACAGGTTATTCTAGAAGTTGTGGAAGAAAGTTCGCATAAGGTGTTGATCTTTGTTCCCTTTACGCACACCATCGAGTTACTAAAAGATTACTTAACGAAACATGGCGTATCATGCGATATCATTAACGGCGCAGTTGCAGTAAATCGTAGAAGTGATATCGTTACAGACTTTCAAACCACAGATAGAATTAAAGTGCTTATCATTCAACCACAAGCTGCTTCACATGGGTTAACCCTAACCGCAGCTAACACAGTTATTTGGTATGCACCTGTTATGTCTGTCGAAACTTATCTTCAAGCTAATGCACGTATTAACAGACCCGGACAAAAGAACGCAATGACCATCGTGCATATTCGTGGTAGTGATGTAGAGCGTAAGCTATATCATATGTTGAGCAACAACATCAACAACCATACAAAAATAATTGATTTGTACCGTCAAGAAATCGCTGAACCTTCTTGACAAAGTAAAAAGAAGCCTTATAATAGTAATTCCCCCTTTAATTAGGAGCATGCAGTGACTGAGAAAATATCGGCTGAAGAGCTAGCCAAAGTCTATATCAAAATACGTGACGCCAAGGAAGCAGCGGCTGAACGTCACAAGCAAGAAATTGCTGTATTCAATGAGCAACTCGAAGCAATATCCGCAGAGTTGCTAGACATCTGTAAGGAACAAAACGCCAGTAGCATACGTACAGGCGCAGGGACAATCATACGCAAAGTAACTACACGCTTTGACACAAATGATTGGGGTTCGATGTTTCAGTTCATTAAAGAGAATGACGCATACGGACTATTACAGCAACGACTGCATCAAAACAACGTGAAGCAGTTTCTAGAAGAGAATCCTGAATTGCACCCTCCCGGGCTGTGGTCGGATAGTCAATACACAATCGTAGTACGCAGAAGTTAATTTTCCTCTAATAGGTGAGAGCAAATGAGTAACATTTCTATTTTCAATCAAGAAGTTCCCGACTTCCTCAAAGGCGGCATTAACGAATTAACCAAAGCACTTGCAGGTGGTGCGGGTGGTAGCAGACGCATTTCTATTCGTGGCGGTGTATTCCGTAAGGTTGTCAATGGTGAAGAGATTGCGAAGATTAAAGGCCGTGAGCTTAACGTAATTATCGTCAATGCAAACAAGAACATATCTCGTATTTTCTACGCAGGTAAATACAATCCTGACGAGGTTGTACCTCCAACATGTTGGTCTACTGAAGGAATTTCACCCGATGCTAAAGTTGAAGATAGACAGGCAGATAGCTGTGCGACTTGCCCTCAGAACATTTCTGGGTCTGGTAGTGGTACTAGCCGTGCTTGCCGTTATCAACGTAGGGTCGCAGTAATCCTAGAGGGCGATATGTCTGGTGACGTATATCAGTTAATGCTCCCATCTAAGTCGATCTTTGGTAAGGGCGAGGGCAATGTCCATCCTTTTGAGAGTTATGGTAAATACTTGGCTAACAACGGTCGTAACATCAATCAGGTTGTAACGCAAATTGAATTGGATATGGATAGTGATACACCTAAGTTGTTGTTCTCACCTGTACGCCATATCAATGCTGAAGAATGGGCAGTTGTGGAAAAAGCTAGTTCGTCACAAGAAGCTAAGAATGCAATTTTGATGACTGTTGCACAAGTTGATGGGGTTAAAACAGCATTGCCTCAACCAACCGCTCCCGTTGCAGCAAAGCCAAAAGTAGTTGTTGAATCAGAGCCGGACGAAGTTATCCCTGAGCCTGTCAAGCGTGTGTCTAAGAAACCTGAAATTGGTACTACTGGTAAGCAGGACTTAGCCTCTGTCATTAGCGCTTGGGGTGATTTGGAATAATGAGCTACGGATATAGTTCGAGGCTTATCGAGGCGAATAGGAAGGCTGATGTATCACACCTTGGGGTTTCTCTAGGGCGTAAGTGCATCAAGCACGACATTCCTGTTAGTCAGATAGCGAAGCAGTTAGGGGTTAGTCGTATGACTGTGTATAACTGGTTTACTGGTTTGCATACCCCACACGCTGCATGCGCTGCGCTGATTAAAGAATTGCTCGACTCGTTTAAGCAAAAATAATATTGGCTTATGCTAGGGGGTTCGCCCCCGGCTTTGCCGTCTCTGGAACATACGATGGTTACGATTGACCTTTTGAATACAGTACTTCCTGAAGAAGGGTGGTACGCTGTGGTTGGGATAAAGGGTACAAGTACCAAGCAGAAGTTTGTTCAAACTCGGGAAGAAGTAGATGCAGTTGCCAAGGAATTCGTAGATAACAATAACAATGTATTTTTTGGATGCGCAAAATACGCTACAAACAAATCACGCACTAAGGATAATGTTTTAGCACTTAAGAGCGTCTGGCTAGATATAGATTGCGGTGAGGGAAAACCCTATGCCGATCAAGCCGCCGGACTGGTTGCATTGAGGGAGTTTATTGATCTTGTAGGACTCCCTGCACCCATCATAGTTAGCTCAGGTCGTGGGCTACATGTCTACTGGACGTTCACCGAAAATGTAACAAGACAACAATGGGAGCCTCTCGCTGCCCGGTTGAAGGAACTCTGCAGTACCCACAAGTTTATGGTTGACCATGCGGTGATGGAAGCATCTCGCATATTACGTATACCCGGTACGTTAAATTTTAAGCAAGACCCGCCGTTGCCGGTTGAGATCATGGAGGTAGGTGCGCCTGTAGAATTCGAGACATTCAAGTCTCTTATCGGGGTAAAGGAACTATCACCAATTTTTGGCACGATCGATCCAAAATTTGAACCGAATGAAATCACGCTTGCGGCTATGGGCAACACCGTGCAGCGTTTCAAAAACATAATGATCCGTGGGGAGAACGGATGTCAACAGCTTAACTACGCTTTTCTAAACCAAGAAGAAACGCCCGAGCCTTTGTGGTGGTCATCACTTACCGTTGCTAATCAGTGCATCGATAGGGAAAAGGCTATTCACATGATGTCTAACAAGCATCCAGACTACGACCCTATTGCTACCGAACGTAAGGCTAGCCAAGGTGGAGATAGCGCAGGGCCACATAAATGCGAGACGTTTGAGAAGCATAATCCCGGTGGCTGTGATGGATGTAAATGGAAAGGGAAAATCCCCGGACCGATTGCACTTAGCAAGGAAGTGGTAGAAGCAGAAGAACCTGAAGAAGAATCAGGCGAACTTGAGTTTACCGACGAACCAACAATAGTTATACCTAAGTATCCGTC